ATTTCTAGCAAAATATACTGGATCTTCCTTACATTTAATAAATTCAAAAATTTGCTCTTCGGTAAACTCAATCTTTGTATTTGCTTTCTTTAGATTGGGATTGCCAAGATATACCTCATTTGCCATAAATCAAGTCCATTTCGGTGGATTATGTGGACATCTTGCAAAAGGAACTTTAGTTTTGAATTCCATAAAGCAATTACAAATAGCACATCTTTTGAATTGCCCTTTTAGGTATTCGCAAGAGTTGCAAATTTTCATTCGCTCTTCAGCAGTCATCTTTTCCATAATCTTTCATTTCCAAAGTTGCTAAACGTAATATGTAGTAAATTATATATGCAGTGCCCAATAATCCAATTGATAATAATAAAATTACACTCCAAACCGGATCAGTCATAATGTTATTTTTAACCAAGGAAATAGTGGTGGAATGACTTCAATGAGTCTTAGGAGACCTTCCGCAAAAAGAGCAAGAACGAACCAACCAACACATATAGAAATAATGCTAGCATTACGGTTGTGGCGTCTAATTGCTGCATCGATCATCTCTTGACATTCTTTACGTGTTACTAAATGCTCTGGTTTTATCTGGTCCATTCTATGACTCATGATCTATGACTCATGAACATGGATGATCTTGTTCTAATTCAAGCAATCGTTTTTCCCAAGTAGTTCCCAATTCAGAACCTCTTTTAGGATTTATACAAGTATCGTCGCCCAACTCATTACAAACAAGTCCAGCGAGATCATCTTCATTTCCCAATTTTCCAGTTGCCCAAAAATGCTGATTGTTTATCCAACTTGCTCCACATTTTGGGCATGTCTTAGTATTCATTTTTGTTACCTTTGAATTTGGATGGAAGAACTAGTTGTTTTTCCAACTGCTTCTTCATTGTCCACATTCTAAACTTAACATATGCGTAGCGCAACTGTAAGTCGAGATAAACAAAAATACGTAGAGTGCCTTCGACACCTGCGTAAAGAGTCATGCAAGCGACAATCGTGATTGTCAAATATAAACTTAGTGTAGATGGATCCATGAAGGCACAGGGCTACGTAGATAATAGTATCTATATGATACACTATTTCATAATAATTCGTTTGTGTTGATTGCTACACTAACGAGTTTCTCTCCATTGAAATGCTGAACGAATATCAGTGCTGGTATTATTAGTTAAATTTTGAACAATCAGCAATTCCAAGCCCTCAAACTTTTATTGATTCTTGAATCTGGATCTCGTGCAGTTTTTGCACTAGTTAGTTTTGCCTTCATACCTCTCATGCGAGCACAGAATGACGCTCTACGTGGATTACCCACTTTCTTAGAAGGTGCCTTGAGATCTGATCCTGGATTCTCACGCTCATATGATTTACGACCTTTTTCATTTAGTCCACCTGATTGATTTTTTCCTTCTCTGCGTTGCCATGCTGCAACTGCTTCATCTAAATCATCTTCATCGGGGCATTCGTTTTTACCATGCACTGGGCAACTTTTTCCTTTAGAAGTATGCGAACATTTTTTTTCTTCGGTTTGCATCATCATATCAGTCCCCTTTTTCTTTTGGACTGCTTTTGCTTGTAATTGAATTTTTTGGCGATTCAGCATCAACTGGCGTCTAGCAATCTGTTGTGCTTGCTTTTCTTCTGAATCATCTTGCTGCTCACTAATTCTAATTAGTGGTTGAGTTGGATCTACAGTGGATTTGAAATATTGAGTGACGCGAGCATCAGGATAAATCTTTTGAACCGCCGCTGTGACCTCCTGTTTCGTTGGAATTTGAAGTGTTGGGAAAAATAGTTGCATCATGTAGAACTTGCCTCTAAAGACAAGCATGACTGACATTACCTGACCATTCTGGCGGGGAACAGTAACAGCCTCAGAGACATGTGAAAGATCTGTTTGTTCACCGCTATCTTCATGAGCATAACCCTCCTTTTCGCAACGGTTGTAGGTCTTACCGAAGAGTTTCTGCGTGCCTACTTTCTTATACCCCTTCCAGCACTTCTTACCTGCCTCATTGATCTCAATAGCACCAATCGATTCCAGAGCAGCGATTTGAGAGGGCGTGAACCCCTCTTTCTTCGTGCTGTTACCCCAATTGTCAGCACCCTTCTTACGACACTTTACAAGGGCACCAGAGGCGTATGCAGAAGGCCAAACTTTATAGCGTGACTTGACCTTATGGTAACAAGCGTCCTTTTCTCCCTCAAAAATTGTTGCTTCTGTTTTCACGTTGATTGCCTTCCCTGATCTTTGTGGATTTGGATCTTGACGATTCTTGCGTAGAAACGCTCTTTGTTCTTCATCTTTTGAAAGAGAACGCTTCATTTTACTAGAACCACACTTTGGTTTTGTGGTTTGGCCTGGTTGTTTTGCACATGGTTTTCCAGCATACTTTCCGCCCAGTTGAACCCATCCAGGTTTTCCGTCTGATGACTTACTCTTTGAAAACCAATCATGCAATGAAGAATCACCACTCTTTGTTTCTTCGTATGCAACTCCAACAGAAGCACCATTTTCTTTACGGAGCATACCTTGAGGATCTACCATAAATCCAGCAGGAATGTCTTTGCATACCTTGTCTGTATAACAATAGTATTTACCTGGCGGGCATTTGCCGTTTTTCATCAATAAAAAGAGAGTCTCCTTTTATTTATAATCAGACTTGTATTGCAGTAAATACGGTCTTAAATGTAGTTGTATTACTTGAAAGTGGATATCCAATCAACTGAACAGATCCTCCACTAATTGCCGATGAGAAAGTTGCAATTCCTATTGGTTGATTTATAGATCCAAACTCTAACTGATATGTTTGAGATCCATCATGGATAATATTTAGTTGAGTCATATTATAGTTTGATCCTTCAGTAACTTGAACTTGGTATTGGATAGATCTATACGTAGTTGCGCTAATAGACATTATTACTGCAGGATTTGTAGAATTAGTTGTTAAAATACCAGACTGTATATCCCCAGCAACTAGTTCTAAATTGGTAGCAGAAACTGGAGCAAATGTAAACTCTAATGTTGACGCATCATATCTTAGAAATCTTCCATCGCCAAGATTTGATGTGTTTACATCATCTAATGTGACTAATGTTGTTTTTCCAACTCCAGTTCCAACTATCCATTTACTATTATTATAGTCATACTTTAGAACAGAGTCAGTTGCAATACCTGTTATGTCTACATCGTCAAGATCCTTGATAAATCCAGCACCACCGCCTCCCATAGTTGAGAGTTGTGTCTGAACTCTATTGATGAATATTCTATAATGCTCAGCAAGATCTTTGAGAGTAGCAAACTTTTGATCAAGAGGAGTTAGTGGATCCACTCCTGTTCCAATATTTTCTGCCTTACTTGGAGGCTCCGTAAGTAAGTAATTTTCTTGAAGTTCTGTTTGCTTTTCTTTGATACTCTCTATTATTTCTCTCAAATCTTGTAGAGATGATATTTCATTACGAATATTGTCTAAGTCTTCTTCATAATATTTTGGTTTCGGTAAAGAATGAATTTTATCAAATATATTCTCAGTTGTTTCTAATAATTTATCACTGAAAGATTTTGTGGATTCAAAAAACTTTTCTTCTAAATCTTTAATAGAAATATTTGTTGATTCTCTGAATGAATCAACACTGTCGGATATTTTTTCAGAGAAAGTTATTTCAAATTCTTTTTGATTTAATTTTAGTTTCTTCTGAAGATTCCAAACGATCTCGGACTGTTCTTTTAGTTGCTTATATACCTTTTCTTTTAGATCTGTTACCCTCTCATTTACAGTTTTTAAGTCAACTTTAGTATCAAACTTATGTTCATTTATCAGTTCTTGAATTTCAAAGATTTCTATTTTTATATTTTCTTCTAAGGTTCTAACACCATCATCAACTTTTTTGAACTCTTCATCAATAACATTGAAAGTTTTACCAATCCAAGAAAAATCAGGTACTTCGTTTACTCTCTCAATCCAACTTGGTAGTTGAGGTATAGACTCTTTTACATTATTGATAGACTCTTGTATTTCTTTTAGTTCATCTTCATAATATCTAACTTCTGGAACTTCTGGTATTTCAGATCTTATCTGCTCTACTAAGTTATACAACCTATCTAGATCTTCCGCATAATCTTTTACTTCTGGAACTTCTGGTATACTTCCTCTGACATCATTGATCATTTTGACCAACTCTATCCAAGGTTCTGGTTTTATAAGATTTCTAACTTCTATAAAAGTATTACCATCAACATCTTCTATTGTTTGGGTATCTTCTTCAATACTTTCTTCACGCAAAAAGTCTTCAACAGTTGGAAGATCTTCCTCTACAATAAAATCTTCTACTGATGGTAGGTCACTATTTTCGTAATATGTGTA